ATAATTTCATTATCGCAGATATCTGGATTATCTCGTATAACCCTATCGAAATTTCCAGCTTGATATACTTTCTTGCCATTATCCTCTAAAATAATAAACCTAGGATCGTCCTTGATAATTTCTTTTACCAGTGCCACAGAGTTGTCTGTTGACATGTCATGAGTAATATAACAAGTAAAATACTCGTGGTCCTGGTCCATGATGGAACGAAGGCATCTTTCAATATACCTTTCAGCGTTATAAAATCCAGTTAGAATAATCATGATTATGGTTTGATATATTTCTTTATTACGTTTTTAGAGTATCCTATCTTTTTTATATCAAGATGTTTGATTGCTTCAAGAGTTATATTACTATTCTCATGTATCCAGCCATTGTCCTCTATACTACTATTAAAGTGCGTGTTTAGTGGTTTGTTCAATACTTTACCTATTTCATGGCATAAAGTGAGAACACTCACAGGCTCAATTCCAGGAATAAGTACTACTTCATTACCTATATTATCCTTGCAATACCTAACAATTTCAACGACATCATCGATATCCATAATAGATCTTTTGACGTTCAACGAGATACTTAGTTGTTCTTCGTTTCGAATAGACTCTGATAAGTTATTCACTAAGGTATTTTTATTTCCAGCGTTACCGACTATCTGTGGAACTCTAAAAATTATAAAAGAAGATGCACGGTCCTCAACTAAAGACTCCATCTCACGCTTATGCGTGTAGTAGGCATTTTTTTTGAACCCTACTAAAACAGTACTAAAGTATAAAAATTTGAAGCCTTTATGTTTTTCAAGAGCATCAAGCAAAGTACGTTTTTCTCTGAGAAAATTTGGGCTGTGCTCTTCTTCTTTAGAGTTCGAGACTCCGGCAGCAAAAACTATACAATCATCAAATTGATCATTGAAAGGAAAAAACCCTTTAGCTACCAGTCCGTTACCTATAATCATTTCATTTTTCTAGCCCAAGAACATCCACCCACTTGCTTAAAATTTCTTGATTGCTAAGTACTTCGGTGACAGGATCTATATTTTCATTTCCATGAAAGGGTATTCCTAAAGAAAAACATTCAGTTGCTACCAAAGAAGCACACTCACTTGCAGAAGATAGATAAACCTCATCTACCTGAGAATACATATTATTCTTATCTGAATACTCTTCGTAAATCACTTTGTTCCCGTCAACCAAAGGGCGAACATTTTCTTCCCAATATAAATCATCGGTTACCAAACCAAAAAGTTTAATCCTTTCAAACCCGTCATCCAACGCTCTTTTGATTGATACGTGGGTTCTTTTATTTCTGTCTATGCTTCCTATAATTCCAGCGACTTTTAGACCTTCATCACCCCTGACGCTCCTCATAATTGTAGGTGTTATGTTGGGAATTACAATGCCTGAAGTTTCATGCCAGTCTTTCTGCGTCTCAGAAACAAAAACAATATCATCCCAAAAATTCTTTGTATGCTTTATCGAGTATAGCTCTTTTTCATGGCACGAGAGAATTACTTTTTTGGACTCTTCCGGTCTGGCTGGAAGCTTCAAAAAATGTACAATTAGACGCTCCCCTTCCTCATTTACAGCACATTGCTGAATCTTTCCGGATTTGCATTTATCTACGTGCCAATCGTGAGGACCGTAGAACGTACAGTCATAACCTTCACTATTCAGAAGATTACATAAATTTATAAACGCCGTTGTAGAACCACCAACGTTAGACCATCCAGATAGTATTTTAATTCGTGACACGACTCAAAAGATTATCGTAGAGATTCATCCTCATATGGATGTGAGTATTTATATTAAATCGTTCGTCCGTGATTTTTTTCAAGTTTTTCCCCATTTCTTTTCGTAAATCTTTGTCTTTGATAAGCTTAGACAATACGGAAACCCACTCGCTTCTAGGATTATCTTTAGAGATGAGATATCCTGTCACCCCATTCACAATAATTTCATCGTAACATCCGCAGTCTGTAGCAACCAAAGGAAGACCATACCTTCCGCATTCCATTAGCTTGATTTCACTCTTACTGTCATTGAAATTGTTCCATTCTAGGGGGGCAATTGCAATATCCATGTTAGGAAACATAGCTCCATATTCAGCAGAACCTAAAGCAGGATAAACACCCCAATTTCTATGGCGAATTCCTCTAGTAAGAAGCTTCTCGTAGTTATCCCATACGTCCTGTTGCCAATCTCCTTTCTCGCCTTTCTTGAGAGGAGGTCTGCCAAAGAATCTCCAATTTACATTTTCAGGGCCTACTTTAGCATTTACCCCCATTGCAACTCCTGGAACCTGTAAAAGATCCTGTTCGTGGTGAATCCCACCGACCCATCCAATCCTGCACGGAGCCTTCTTTGGGCTAGGAGGGACAGGTATGTTCCACCCGGGAAGGTCGTAGTCAATTGCATTTTTTATTACTACAAGAGTTCCTCTTACAAAAGGTGCAATTCTATCTGCAAATTTCTTCTGAGTTACAGATACCAAATCAGAATTATGATATAAAGTTTTAGTAAGATCGTCTAATCTATTATTCTTGTACAGCTTTTCAAGTCTATGACCTGCATAAAGATCCGTAAGAAGATCATCCGTATCATAATGAAAAAACTTTCCTAACTCTTTGGATTTTTGTATAAGGTCTATCATGTACTTTGCTCCAAAATTAGAAATATTTTGGGTGAAAATAACATCCGCTTTACTCATATTTTCGGATATGTCTGCACCTTCTACTGGTTGCTTAGTCTTATCATCCCACTGCAGGGGATTTAGCTCAAAAATAACTTCAACCTTTTCAGGGAATTTCTCTGCCAACTTTTTCATCGGCATAATAATACGATAATAACTACATCCACCATGATTGGCGGGCACAGCTAATATTTTGAGTTTTGTACTCTCGCTAAAAAATTTCGTCTCTTCCATATCTTAAAAAATAGCCCTCCAAGAAAACTTAGAGGGCATAAAAAAAAATTAAATATAAAACCCTTTGTTATTCGCCCAATCCCTTCAAATGAGCGAGATAATCCTCATCGTCTCCAGAAGTCTCAGCAGGGCTAGGTGCCACTTGCTCAGTTCTCATTACCTCAGAAACTACATCATCCCCAGTAATTTGTGCCGCAAGTTTCTTTAGATCCTCGTAAGAAGCTACCTTCACCAAACCTTGGATATCATGTAATGAATCCATCCACGTCGCAACCTCCGAAGGAGTACCTGCTTCTGATTTTTTTGGTTTTGGAGCCGACTTATCGTAGTTTGGCCATTGCCCAGACTTGTCTTTGAAAATCTTGAAATCATTTCCAGTCTTCACATCCGTAATATCTCCGTAGTCCTCATCGAAAAAGCAATCCAAAATCTTACCAAAGAGTTTTACTCCCATGGACAGAATTTTTACTTCTCCAGTTGTTCTCTCTACGGCATTCAAATAAAACCTCTTTCTTGCCTTGATCTGTCTGGCAATTCCCATGTTCCCTTCGTCCTTCGTATTCCAAAGTTTGAAGCTTAGGTCGCATAAAGGGCAATCGTCACCTTTTACACGAGGACAGTGATAGTTTCTATCGTTGATTCTGTGGATTCCAGTTTCCGCGTAAAACTCCTCATCGGAATCTTTTGCGGGAAGGATTCTAACGAGAGTCTCACCTTCTTCGGTCATAATAAATTTCTTTAGAAACTCCGAAGAATCTCCTCCAGGGACTTTATTAATCTGATTATATTTTTTTCTTAGTTCTTCAATGTTTACCATTTTTTTATTCTTGTTATAGCTAGTTTATTCTAGTCTTTTTATTAAAGTTCATGCAGCTTGGTTTCTGCACGTTTATTTGCGGAAATTTGTACAAGCATGCTTTGCTGGTGTTGGAGTGAGTCTACGATATTTTTCGCCAAGTTATACCTGTTTTCCGCCTCCAACAAAGCAACCCTCATATCAATCAAATCGGGAACTGTCTGAATATAGGCGGCAAGAGCTCCTTGCGTTGCCTTAGTTCCTTTTTCTAGAAGTTCTTTTCTACGTTTCTCCATGACAATTGCCTCAGACCCCTCCAACTGAAGAGATTTCAAGTCCTTGATTTTCTTAGCATAAGATTGAACCGATGCAAAGTATGAAAAGTTTGATGAGTGTTTCAGGAGAGCTTCTCCTAAATTTGATTCGTCAAGACCGAGGTACTTAGAAGAAATTTCTAAATACTTGTCTTCTAAACTGTTGTATGTTTCTTTAATTTCGTTACTTATCATTGCTAAAAATATATTGGAATAGTTCCGGATTTAGTCCTGCTAAGAGCATTACCATGTTAGATGAAGTGGTAGTTAAAAACTCGTTACCCATTGTTGGCATATCATCATCGTGTCCAAGACCAAATATTTCAAACCCTACGTGAAAAATCTCGTGCAGTAAAGTACTTTTATAATCCTCTGTACCTAGACTTGGATCCACAGTAATCAAGGATTTGTGCATTTCCACGCACCCATAAAGATCATCCTTTTTTAGGGATTTCTGTACAATATCAAAAGTTTTAATTCCTACGTACAAAGTCATAGGGTGTATCAATTTTTTTTGTCTTGGAACCATTGTTATGCTGTTTGAGACTGGCTAATAGTAAGCATGTCATAGTTTATATCTAAAGGGACAACAAATTTAGATGTTCCATTTCTAGACTTTATTACGTATGCCCGTGCTTTTCCGCTGTCGAACTCTTGTTCTGACTGATTGATAGAGAATACTAAATCACAAACTCTGGTCTTTCCGTAAGAATCTGCAAGCTCAGTATCTGTAATGATAGAAACTTTCCTACCTTCTCTATTGGTTTGGGTAGCTGTCCACACTAGGCATTCATTCTCGATTGCTAAGCCTCGCAATTCTTGTGCGAGTCGTTCTTGTGCCTGGTACTCCGCGAGAGTAGCATCCGTAACTAAAAGCTCCAAGTAATCTATCATTATCACATCCGGAGAGAAATTTTCATAGTTTCGAAGTTGAACGAGGAAGGCTCTGATAGCACTTATTGTAGCTCTTTTAGTGGGAAATTCTTTTATCCTAAGACCTCCCAATTTAGTCCCACTGGAGGAACTAACTTTAGTTATTTCAGAGATTCGATCTTTTACAGAGCTTTCCTTACTCTTTAGCTCCCTTTGCTTTATCCTTGTAAAAATACTATCCAATCTCTGTGCTACACGGTCCTCAGACATCTCCAAGGAAATATATAAAACGTTTTGGCCGTCAAAGCATGAACGAACCGCCTGATTGGCGAGGTATAGGGATTTTCCTACACCCGGGGGGGCTACGACCATTGCAAGTTCTTTTGATGCAAGCCCACCTTCTAATGCTTGATTAAGAGACGGAAAAATAGTTCTAAACTTTGGGTTCCTGTCGTTATCTTTTACACGCTCCCATCTTTCATCCATGGAATCAAAATAATCTAAACCCAAGTCCACATTTCTCGATACCGTAAGTGCAGTTCGCATTACATCCTCAATATTAGAGAATTTCTTTTTCTTCATTAAATCAAAAGACTGTAATAAAGCGTCTTTCAATGACTGCTCCTTTGCAAATTCTTCTACTAAGTCTAAAAGGTAATCCTCGTTAGAGATGGAATCCTCATCTAACCCATTTATCTCCTGAAGCTCTTCTTTGTAATCAGAAAATAATTCACTGGGGGACATAACCTTTTTGATCTCCTCCAAAACGAAATCATCCTCAGGAAGCTTATGATATTTTTTATAATATTCGCTTATTACACTGAATAACTTTTGATGTGATGGATACTCAAAATACTCAGGCTTAATCATAGGCATTGCCTGGACTAAGAAATTCTGATCTGACTTAGAAAGATAGATAATTCCCCTTTGGATATTATCCGTAAGCTCGTATTGTACAGTAGTCATCTTACTATAAAAGGATGATTCCTACCAAAAATTTACCACTTTCCTGTAGAACCGAAACCGCCCTCTCCCCGCTCCGTACTTTCTTCAAAAAACTCATCTTTTGAAACCGAAGTAAGAGATAGTAAGGGTAGCTCATTTATTACAATCTGAGCAAACCTCTCTCCTCTGGCAATATGAACTGAGCTATAAGGTCTTATATTTGAAAGAGGAACCATGATAGGTCCCTTATATCCGTAATCAATCGTTCCAGGGGAGTTAGGAATAATAATTCCTTTTTTAGCGTAAGAGCTTCGAAGACGAATTTGAGCTTCGTATCCATAAGGTACTGAAATACGAAGTCCAATATCCACCAAAACAGTACTCTCAGATATGGTAACATCCTCATTGGAATACACATCAAACCCCGCATCTCCATCGTGCTTATACTTTGGAGTTGGTAGGTCTGGTGCAGACTTGAATATTTTAACTCCCATTACTTAGATTTTGTTCTGTCGGGACGGGTTACTAAATCAATCTCTCCGGAACTCATGTTGGATGCCGCGTCCCTTACCATTTTGGCAGTTGAATTCTTTTTGGCTTTTGCTTCTTTAGAAGAAACTTTCTTGCATACGCCCTGTTTTTCCATTTCGTCGTAATTAATACTCATCCTAGAGTAAGGAGAGACGCCACTATCAAACTTCAAAGCATCTTCTGTAGCTTTGACAGCTCCATCATGCCATCTAAGAGCTGAACCTTTATCATTTCCCACATTATGGTAAAATTTTCCAGTAGGCTCGTCCATGTCAATACAGAAAGATTGACCTTCGAAGCATCTAGTTGCTCTTTTTCCGCACTCTCGACACATGATATATTTCTTCATGTCCTTCATGGAGCAATTCAAGTCGTAAATTATTTTACACCCTTTGCATTTATATTCATAAATAGGCATTATAGTTCACACATCCCATCTTTGCAAGTATCTATCCCTTCAGCAACGTAAGTAGTTTTGCCTTGCTTGATTAAATCATCCAAATCAAGAGTAGAAACGTCAATAGCTTCCAAGGGCTCGTTACCTCGTGACCCCGCTCGATAAAAAGTAAATCCTTTAATATCACTTGCATAGGTTATCAAATCGTCATAGAGACTTTCAGGAGAAAAGTTTGCGGGTAAATTGCAAGTCTTAGATACGGCAGAATCAATAAACTGCTGAACTACAGACTGAACTTTTATATGTTCCTCTGGAGTAACATCATACGCACCTACGCAGTGAGAAACATCTCTACCTCTCAGATACAACTCTTTATATAAAGGGTCAATAACTAAGGCTTCATTCCATACTCCTTGGGAGCCAGATCTCCATCGTCTTTTGTACGCAGGAGAGAATATGGGCTCTAATCCTGTAGACACTCCCAGAACCATTGAAATTGTTCCCGTAGGTGCTACAGTCAGCAAGATAGCATTTCGAAGACCATTCTTTTTGATGTCAGAGCGAATCCGAGGGGGAAGAGTTTTCATGAATTTCTCACTTTTAAGTCTGGAGAAATCGTACGCAGGAAAACTTCCTTTTTCACGTGCCAAATACATCGAAGCCTTATAAGCCTCGTTGCGAATTGTAGCAAAAAGTCGTTCTAAGAACTCAATACAGTCTTCACTTCCATAACGATAGCCCGCTTTGATTAGGAAATAATGCAGTCCTGTAACGCCGAGACCGATTCTTCTGCTTCGGCTCCCCGCTTCTTCACATTCTGCTATAGGGAAATGATTTGACGTAAGGACGTTATCAAGAAATCTAACACCAATACGGATAGTACGAGCAAGAAGACGCCAGTCAATATTACCATCAATATCCACCATATTAGATAAATTAACGTGCCCCAAGCAACAGTTTCCATAAGCAGGTAAAACCTCTTCGCCGCAGGGGTTCGTTGCTGGCATGTCTTCGAAGTAGGAGACATTCGTATATTCATTTGCAAAATCAATGTTGAAGATTCCGGGTTCTCCGGATTCCACTGCATTATCTATGATTCTTCTCCATAACTCTTTTGCTTTAATAGGTTTCTTAGTGGCATTAGAGAAGGTATCTTTATAGTGTTTTTGATGGGATACTTCCGCACGTCCTAGGGCATCCTCTTCATTTTTTGCAACAACCTCAACTGTGTCATCTCCCTCTTCGGAGGACCTAGAGATTTCATATACAAAATACTTTTCGTGTCTTCCTCCAAAAGTAAAATGCCAATCCTCATCATTTTCCACAGCCTCAACAAAACGATTTGTGATTGCCACAGAGATATTGAAATTATTCAACTCTCCTCTATCAAGTTTAGCATTTAAAAACTCTAAAAAGTCCGGATGGCTAATATTTAGAATAGCCATGAGTGCGGTTCTTCTGTTTTTACCCGCCCTAACATGTTCCCCAATCTCATTGATCATTTTCATCACAGAAATAGGTCCTGGAGCGGACCACTTAATATTCTGAATATCATCCCCTTTAGGACGAATCTTTGAAAAGTTGAAACCTATACCTCCTCCTGCACAAGAAATCTTATACATATCGGAAACTGTTTTTGCAATAGACTCTACAGAATCCTCAGGATCTAAAACATAACAGTTTAGCATGTTGTACTTACTTCTGCCAGCCCCAAATAGAATTCTCCCCCCGGGGCAAAAATCCCCGTTGTTGATAGAATCAAAGAATTTCTTTTCTGTAATTTCTCTTGACTCTGGAACCTCAACATCTGCAGCTTTTCTGGCTACTCTGCGAGCACACTCCTTCCAGCTTTTCTCTCCTGGGTATGCATACTTGGAGAGAAAGATTGTCTCTTGCATGGAACCTTCTGGTAGTTCGTAAGGCATCTACTCGTCCTCAATAGTGGCTAATACTTCGTCTTCATCAATAATAAGAAGTTGCTTTTCCTCCCACTCTACTGCTTTGCCGGTGTAGTCGTTGAAAAGTACATACTCCCCATTCTTGATTGTACAGTCCGATCCCGTAGCAACTACGGTACCTTCTGAGGAAGCTTTTTCTTTAACTTCGTCGGGTATAATAATACCTGAATTGGTTTCTAGTTTTTCAATCCTTACTTCGACTAGTAGTCTCTTTCCGTGTGGTTTAATCATTGTTCGTGCTTATAAATATGTGAGTTTGTTACTTGAATGAAGTAACCCCTTTTTTCTTAGTTACAGATAATATACCTGAACTGTCTTCTATTAAAGAAGACAGGTATTCATTATGTGTAATAAGAAATAACTTTTTATCTGTAGAAATTTCTCCAATAAGTTCGCACAAACCCTTTACCCCCTCCTGGTCTAAAGAATCAGCAACTTCATCGAAGAATACAATATTAGATCTGCTCTTGCCAGAAAGAATAAGAAGGTCGTTTAGAGCGAGCATAACTGCCAAGGATACTTTTTTCTTTTCGCCTCCGGAAAGCGCATCAAAAAATACCTTATTCTTTTTAGATTTGATAGTTTCTACAAGTAAATCGTCAAACTCAATCGAAAAGGTTCCTTTGGTCAGAACACTTAGATAGTAATTTGATCTCTCGTTGAAATAATCTAAAATATGTTGAATTACGTATTTTACAAGACCCTGCTCTGAAAATGCATGTTCCCAGAAACGCATCACATCATATTTTTTCTGGGCTTCCTCAACCTCTTTCGAATGTTTTCTGGTTAGACGTTGTTGAGATTTAATTTGGCCTGTAATTACCTTCATCTCAACCTCAGTATTTTTTACCCCTTCAATCAATTCATAATCACTGGAAGAGATAGGTACTTGAACTTTATCAATTTCTAGAGAGGCTTCCTTTAGATGTTTACGAGCCCTATCTCGTTCTTGATAGGAATCTTCTAAGGTCTTCTCATTCTGTAGTTTCTTGCTATAGTGAGCAAAGGGAACTTTCCCGCAATGCTCACAGCACTCATTACTTGAGAGAAATTCAATCTCTTTCTTGAGGCGAATAATATCATCCTCCAGGGATTTCAAAGCATGTTCTTTACTTCTGTGTTCAAGTTCTAAATCATTGCGCTTATTCTCTAAATCTTTAATATCCGTAAATGACATCTTGCGAATAAACTTTTCCTTTTCAGGAGAAAGTAAGGCATACGCATCTTTTCTGTTTTTTCGCAGACTTGATTTTTTAGTTTTTAAGGAATTAACCTTTTGCACCGATTCCGAATGCAAAGTAACTGCAATCTTCTTTTCATTATTATAACGAGTTTTTAAAGATTTGATTCTAGAACGATTTTTGAATAAGTCTGTAACGTTTAGAAAACTTTGAATTATAGACCTTTTCTCTTCGGGCGAAGAAGATAAAAAATTAATTGAGTTTTGCTGTCCGAACACAATGGAAGCCAAGAATACGTTATAATTAGTATTCAGAATCTTTTCAAGATTTGCTTGTGTTTGCTGGATGCCTTCTAGTGTGCAGTTTTTACCCCCGGCGTCAACAATTAGCGAGGGTGGGCTCTTGGTTCTAGTAATAGTGATGTTATCATTTACTACAAGGGTTACTCTGCATTGGCTCTTGGATACGGAGTGAGTTATACTCTTCTCGTTTGTTTTTCGTATTGTTTTTCCGAAGAGAGCAAATACGATTGCTTCGATTATCGAGCTCTTACCAGCACCATTAGAAGAAAGAGGTCGAGTATCATTATTTTTTCCGACCACTCTGATGAGTCCTTCGTAATCATCAAAATCAATTTTGGCTTTTTTGATCGAAAGGAAGCCTTCTATTTTTACGCTATTAATTTTCATCTCTAATTAGCTTTAGGGCTTCTAAAAGTTCTTCCTTAGAAAATATTGAGTCTCGAGAATCCAAATAATCCTCAATTACTTTATCGTCTAAAGAAATAAGTTTAGTATCAGGAGAATAAGAAGAGCCGAACTTAGGAAGAATATCTTCAAAAGATAGTTCCAGGTGATCGATTTTATAATCAGTAATAAGTTTATCATGTAATTGTC